CTGTTGTGGTACGATAAGGTGTAGTTGTGTCTCTATATGTTTGTCCAACCAAATTTGACACAGTAAGTCCAGTAATGTTTACTGCCGGCGAACCTGTGTTGTAGTATGGCACACCAGAAATGTATCTAAATGTTCCAGCAGTAGCTTGTGTAATAGTTGCACCACCTTGATTTACTGTTGGCACGTTGGTCATGTCATCTCTTACAAAACCAACTGTGTTTGTATTACCTGCNGTTGAATGACTTAAACTTAAATCATTGTAACCAATGTTTATGCCACTCAATCCTTTAGATATTCTTGCATCAAAAACTTTTGCAAATCCAGTTGGGTATGTGCTGGCGCTTATTTCATCATGAGCATCACCATCATTTACCACTACCAAGTCTGTGTAAGTGCCTGCTTTGTCAGTATTGTTTGTAAACGTGACTGCTCCAGAAGCTGAATTATTAAATGTTGCAGTTAAGGTACCTGATATTGCAGTGTTTGCATCAGTAACAGTGTTAGTTTGAATTGGATCAGAAGTTGTATATCTTGTTACACTTGTACCTGCAGTTGGTATATTACCACCACTGCGATCAGTTGCACTCGCGGCTAACTTTGGACTTGTGCCTTGACTGCTGGTTGACATGCTTAGTGTTTTACCACTTAACGCAGTTGGTGCGGCCGGATTGGCTTTTATTGTAATAAAGTTTGATTTGGTTTCTGTATCAGACTGTGCAATAGTATCTGGTGTACCTGATGATACAAGTTCTACTGTAAACGAATTTACACTGCCATAACTGTTTGTGATATTGGCCGCCCCAGGAGTACCTGCTCCGCTTGTGATATTTCCTGTGGTATTGCCATCGCCAAATGTAAAATTAGTAGTTGTAACATTTTGACTTGTATTTTGAAATGTAACAAGTCCTCTGTCAGTTGTGCTAAGTCCTGATCTATAGTCTGTAAAAAGATATCCATCTTGTGCATCATCGCCAGTTCTATCGCTTTGTATAACAAGCGTGCCATTAAAAATACTTCGTATGTCAGGCTCCACTGCAATTGCAATGTTGGCGGCAAGAAACGGACTACTTGAATGTCCAGTTTGAGTACGTAAATTTGTTTGATAAGTGACTGTAGTACCAGCGGCTTGTTGTCCACTGCTTAGGGCATATATGTGATTGATAGGACTACCTGGATTGCCAGTAATACCAGCTTGTATGTTTATACTACTTACATTTCCATCACCAAAAGTGTATATGTATTTTTGTCCGGTGCCAAATAATGCAGTAGTTCCTGGATCAGTAGCAGTGGTATTTGTAAACAATACAACACCACCTGATGTTGCTTCTTCATTAACAACACGCACAACGTTTGCAGTGAATGTTGTGGTTTGTGGAGTAAACACACTAATAGTAGTTGGTGCACTGGAGACAGATACCGGACTGGCACCAGCAGTGTTACTTGTTCCTGTAAGCACAATGTTGTATTGTGTATCACCGCCTGTGTTATTGTATGTGTTACTAACAGTGGTAAAATCAGTAGCAGGCTGGACGTTTGCACCTTGACCCCAACTTAGATCAAAACTTGTAGTAACAAACTGACTTGTGTTTGTAATTGTAGCAGTTGCTCCTGTGTCTATAGTGCTATCATCAAGTGTAAAACTTGGAATTGGCGTTGGAGTAAACAGTGTTATAAAATTTGTTTTTGTTATGCTATCAGCACTTCCTTTTGCACCTGCGGCAATGTTGCCTGCGAGCGTGCCGTTTGTATTTTTTGCAGTAAAACTTACACTAAACTGTCCACCTGCTTCATTGGTATAGGTATGTGAAGGATTTTGAGATGTTGATGTATTTCCATCGCCAAAATTCCATTCATATCCGTTGGCATTTCCTGTAAAAGTGCCAGTAAAACTAACTGTCATTGGGCTTGGGCCAGAAGTTGGTGAACCAGAAAAATCAGCTTGTCCTACGAAAGTACTGTTTCCAACGTTAAGGATAACTTGATTTAGATCATCGATACTATCTGTAACTTTTGTTGTGGTTGTAAATCCATCATATGCAACGTTTGCAGTTAAACTGCCATCAGTAGGTGTTCCAAGATTTATCGTGTTACCTTGAACACTTGCAATATTTGCAGGATCAGTCCAGCTTAGTACACCTGATCCATTGGTTTGTAGTACCTGTCCAGTTGTTCCACCAGTTATTGTTATGCCACTATTCGCACCTAAATTTACATTACTGCCACTGAGATTTAAATTACCTTCGGCAGTAATAGCATTACCAGAAATTTGTATATTTGCAACATTTGCATTGCCAGGTACAGTTAGTGGTTGAGTAGGAGCGTCAGTACCAATTCCAACACGATTATTAACAATATCAACAAATAGGGTATTCGTATCAACAGCTATGTTAGCAGTTCTTGATAAATTATTAGCGAGTGCGTCACCACTTACTCTTGCAATGGCCATTTAATTACTTCCTTAAACTTTGCAGTATTTATCGTACTAATTAAGGTGTATTACCAAGTCCATGAATTACATTAATTGGTTCTGAAGCAAGAGGTGCTGATGAAAAAGTTATATCATTACCACCACCAGTAATTGTATAAACGCCAGTTGGTTGTTGATAGATATTTGATACAAATACAATTATTTGATCAGCGGCACTTGCGGCCGTGCTTAATGTAAAAGTAAGGGTTGAATTATCTCCAGTAAAACTATCAACTGTGATATTTGCTTCGCCTGTATTTGCTAAAGTATTGTATTGCGACCCATTGAAATATTCAAGCGTGTTATTGCTGGTGTTATAACGAAATAAACCAAATGTTGGATTGCTTGGACGGGTTCCTGTTGTACCTCCAGGAACAACACTTCCTCCCACGCCAGGTAGAATCCTATTTTTCAGAAACACCCCAGCCATTTATTATATCGCCGTAAATGATACTACTGCGTTTATTCCAGAGGCTGCACTTGAAAGTACTTGCACAAAATCGCCATTTTCAAGTAAAAGTTTTTCACCACCTGAGTACAGTTGATAACTGTCAAGGGCATTAATACTTAAAGTTTTTGCAACTATATTTGTAGTACTTGCTGTACCACCACTTGGTATAACGTGTATGTCAACGGTAAGAGCCCCACCAGTTGTATTTGTCAGTTGGAGATAAGTGATCGCAGTGTTATTTGTGCTTGTATACACTGTTGTTAAACTATTTGTAACGGCAGTTGCTGATATTGTCATTTGTTTTCCTTAAAATATAATTCCAAAAACAATCGCCTTGCTTTTGCTTACTAATTCGTCTGTTGTTGATCCATCTACAAAATACACGCCTGAACCGCCACTTCCTGCAACTCCGCCGTGTAAAACTGTTGTGTTAGTAACTGCACCAGGTACTGCACTGTCTGCAAGTTGCAATCCTGTTGATATATTAACATTTCCAGTTACATTTAATTGGCTTGTATCTGTAAAAGTAAAATTTGCACTAGCACCAAAATTTCCTGCATTGTTAAACTGTACCTGTGTATTTGACCCAGCAACACTACCAGCGGACGCGGTGCCAATTTCAGACCATGTGCCAGTATCACCAGTTGGATCAGTTGATGTGCTAAGTTCCCATTTGGTATTATTATTGTTATATCGTATACCAGCGTATGTTGATGCTGATTTGTGTGTAATAAGTCCTGAATTTGCAGAATAGGTTGCAGTATTACTGTTGTTTAATAAGATAAATGGATCTTTCACATCTAGTTGTTCTGTATTGATGTACGTTAAGTTTCCTGAAACTTCTAAGTTACCAGTGACTGCCACGGCAGTGGTATTAATGATAACTCTATCACCACCGTTTATGGTTTCAATAGTATAATCGCCGTCAATACGTTTTTTTGTGTTCATAGTGGACCTCTAGCAATATTTATCTTTTCGAGAAACTTGTCCATTGTTAAAATTTGTAGGTTATCAATTTTATTAAACTGTTTAATAAACGCACTTTCAGGTCCTTCAATACGATAAAACTGTCTGTCTTTGTAATCTTCTGTAATTAGTTGTACCAGTTGGTTGACCCAATTGCCAGCAAAGGTCGGAGGGTCTAATGTTTTTTTATAAAACTGCCAGTCAGCATATACATTATTGAACATGCCATTTGTTGTGCCTAAATCCATGCCAATCAAATATATATCTGAATGTCCATCGATGCATGCCATTGCGGCACAATTAGGTCCACTGCTGAAACCTTTGTATACCGCATGTAAACTTTTTCCACCAAGTTCTAATATAGGTTTGCGTGTATGAAATCTATTTGTTTTAGCATAACCTGATTCCTGTATATGATCTGCAATATTTCTATCTGTTGCTACTAAGACATTTGGGGTATATTCTTTAAACAACCAATTACAACCATAGGTTGTTCCAAGTGGTGTTAATAAGTCTAAATTAACTGCAAGTCTACTCTTGCCGTTTCCTATTATAAAAGCCGCACTCATAAAAAAACCCTCACTGTACTTAAGACAGTAAGGGTTTGGTTGGTTAAAAATTATCTATTAACCTAGTGAAGCATTCTCAACTTGTACTAGATCACGTGTGCTTGGTGATGCACCGCTACCAGAGCCACCTACCACAACTGTGTCATCTAATATATTAAAGAAGTTCAAGATTACTGTATTACCTGCAAAGGAAATACCAAATCTATTGCTTAAACGCTTTAAACGCACTGCTGTTGAACCAACATCTGTGTATGTAATTGTCATACTTCCTGTTGATAAAGCAGAATCAGCTTCGTCGGCTAGTGTACATACACCACATTCTGCAACTCTTCCTGAAGTTCCAGCGGCTGAAGCGGCTGTAACAGTAAAAATATGTCCTACTGCGATTGTACCTTTACCAGCACCCATTGAAGCCCAATCAGTATCACCAACAACAGTTACTCGGACAATACATCCAGCTACTGCACTTGCAGGGTCAATTTGAGCGGCGTCTAGTCTTGAAACTAGATACTTGGATGCGGCTTTTTGTTTTACAATAAAACCATCTCCTTCAGTTGTTACACTACCACCAGTTGGTCTAATTCTTGTAGTTAATACAGGAAATGTATAGTCACTTGTGCTAATATTTCCACCTACTACTCCGTAGAATAATTCTCCAGATGGAGTTCTGTTTACAACATCATCTCCAGGATTATTAAATCCTGCATCTTGTGTATCAGATATTTTTATTTTTAACGGTCTTCCCATTTTTTTGTCTCCTTATGTAGTTCCCGTTCTAGCGGGTACGCGGTTGGTTCCGCATAAACACATAATTGTGCAGTGGTATTTATGTCAAAAAAATAGCACCTTGCGGTGCTATTTTTAATAAAGTTAAGTGTATATTATGAGAATGATAAGTTCTGAACTGCAATCTCACCTACGTAGTCACCAGCGTTACCAAATGATGACGCAGTGTTTGTTAACTCGATATAACCATATCTGGTCATAAAGCTAACTACTGGCTCAAATGATGACGGATCTAGGACAACGCCACTGCTCATTAATGGTACGTATGGGCAATAGAACGCTGGAGCGTCTGTTTCACTTGCACCTTTGTAACCAACTAATACTGCTGTGCTATCAGCCGCATATGAATCACAGAATATTCTCATTGTACCATTTAATGTACCTACAAACTTAGTGTTTGTTGGTGCTTCAAATGTACCTTCTGTTGTTCTTGCAAATGCTGAGGTTGTAGCTGATTGTAATACTGTTAATGAAGCTGGAGATACAACTGCATAGTTACCAGCGCCACGTCTTGTACGCTGTGCAATTAAGTTAGCTGTTCTGTTTATTAACACTGCTAAAGCGGCATGCTCGTCACCTACAAATGTTGCAGTACCTGATACTGCGGCCTGGTTGTATGTGAACTCTGTTGCGGCTAATGTACGTAGAGATAATAGAATCTCTTGATCGATTTCAGCAGTAATCTCCTGAGCCAATGCGGCCATAATTTCTGCTTCAACGTCGATACCGTGCATTGCTTGTGCATCTTGTGCGGCTTCAAATGTCCATCTTGCTTGTAGCTTACGAGTCTTTGCTTCGACTGTTTGCTTTAAGATTTGGACTGAAATTTGTCTACCACCTGATCCTTCAAGTATTGCAGTATTTGCACCAGCATAGGTTGCTTGTGCGGCCTGTACAACACCTGATGTAACTGTAGATGCACTTGAATATGCTTGTGCAATCTTGAATGGTGATAATGCTTCTTCACCAGCAACTGTTGATGTTGAGGCAGCTGAGTTGTCTGTCATTGCGTTTGCATAACGGACTCTCAATGTATGGATTTGTCCAACTGGACCTGTCATTGGCTGAACACCAACCAACTCGTTAGCAATAACTGTTGGCATGACACGTCGAATAACTGGTAAAATCACTCTGTTAAGAGTTGCAATGTTACCTGATCCTGTGGATCCTGCAGTTGCATTCTCTTGTAAGTGCTTCTTAGTATTCTCTAAGATAACACCCATTGTAGATCTACGAGTGCCTTGTAAGCCTTCTAGGAGGGCTTCCTTGGTCTCGCTCCATCTGTTTTCTAGTAGTTCTTGTGACATTAAATGTCTCCTTTTTTTAGTTTAAAGCCCTGCTAGGCGCTTTATGTCGATAACGTTTGAATCGATATCGGCTTTCTCAACGACCTTTGCAGTTTTGTTACCAGTTTGCTCAGTTAGTGCAGTAGCTTTTTTAACTGCCTTTGCTTCACTTAACACGGCTGGCAAATATTTTTCAAAAGCGTTCTTCAATCTAGATGTCTGAACGTTTTCAAGTAAGTTAGTCATTATTTCTCTCTTCTCATCATTAAGAGGAGATAGAAGCTCGTCCAATGTAGCCTCTCGCTCATTGGCTTCTTTAATAACTTTTATTTCGTTGTTTTTGCTCTCAACAAGTGCTTTCGCCTTGTCTTGAGATTCGATGGCTTCAGCCAACTGCTTGTCTTTTTCAACAATAGTTGCATTAAGTTTACGTACTTCCTCATTTTCATTTAAATGTGTTGCACCAAACTCAGTTGCATATGCTTCAAAGATACGACGACCAAAATTGTTCTCACGAGCAATTTTAATGTCTTCTTTAAGTTGACCCATTTCACCTCTAATATGTGAAGTAACAGTTGAAGATATCTTCTTAGCAGATTCTTTAATAAATTTGCTCTTTAGATTATCAAGTTTTTCACGTGCATTTGCAACAAGTCTTACTTTAGTTTCTACTAAGTCTTTCTTGTCTGCCGCAAACTCCTTAATTTCTTCAGCCAAAGCACTTACAACAAAAGATTCTAATTTCTCAAAACCTTCTTTGGATACTTTACGATCAGTGCGTAATTCTTTTAACTCTTCAGAAAGTTGTTTTACTAAAAAGCCGTTAAACTTATCAGCGTTTTCTTTCATCTTGTTATGAAACTTCACACGATCTTCAGCAAGTGCATTTTTTTCTTCTTGCAAAGATTTAATTTCACTTGCTAAGCCTTCTGTCACCATTTTATCTAGGGCGTCTACCATCACAGTTTTATCATGCTCATAGCGTTGTGCAAACTCCTCACGAAGTTCAGCACGTACTGTCTCTTTGGCCTCAACCATTTTTGCTTCCCATTGTTCAGCAATAGCGGTACGAGTATCCTCATTGACGAGATCGCTATCTAATAGTGGTTTAATAGCATCTAACATGCGATTCTCCTAAATTTTTAGGTCCCTGATAAGACGAGTCACCTCATCTTTCAGATACTTTTGTATTTTGCCGTCTTTCCCAGACTCCCTAGCCATTTCTAAAATACGATGTCCATGTTTCATGTTCATCAATCCTTCATAAATTGCTTTTGGATATGCGTTTGGAGCACTGGGTTGTGCGACCACGTCTACAGTAACTATTTCAAAGTCACTGACACGTCCATTATGCGGATCGACATTACCCGATCCACGACTCGATACGCCCAATCTCACGCCGGATTGCAACATAGTTTTAACTAGTTGGCCCATTGGAGTTGGAAGAATTTTTAGTTTTCCGTAACCATTAGGTCCGTCCATCCACATGCTTTCAATCATATGGCATACACGGTCTAAATTAATTTTGAGGTCATCTGGATGATCTACTTCGCCTAGAACGCTATTTCCTCCTTTGATTTGCTCGTTTAGTGTGTCCACTGCTTCTGAAATCTGACTTACTGGATATATGCGTTCGTTGGCATTTTTAACGTCACCTTGTATGCAGATGCCCTCCATATAGAGATCCTTACCGTCATTGCCTTCAACAAGGTTGATCTTTGCGGCTTCAAAGGTAAGGTCTTCTCTTAGGTATAGCTGTCCCATATACTTGGTTCCTAAACTAGATTAGTCTATAACACTTTTGTTATTGACACCAGATGCTTGTTTTAATTCAGGCTTTGGTGCTGGCTTAACATCTGGCTTTGTAGTACCTTGCATGTCACCATATTTTGGTGTTGGTCGGCCTTCTTTGCCTTTGTTGCCTGCATCTATGTCGACTGGATGTGCCTCCATTCCTTTTTGTCCTGAATTGGCAGCTACTGGACTTTTACTAGCTGGTGTACTTGTTACTGGCTTAGGTGCTGGTACTAGATCAACATTCTCTTCTAAGCCTTCAACTTCTACATCAACATCAATTGGCTCGTCCATTTTAGCTTTCATGTCATCGATTTCGTCCTGCTCCATGTCAGTATCGCTATCTATGTCAGAAATNTCATCTTGCTCACCTTCGATGTCGTCT